CCCTCGAAGTTCTCGAAGTCACCGCCCTGGCTGAAGAAAAGCGTCTGCGGCTGGTTGTCGGTGCCGGCGAAGACCAGGCGCTGCTCATAGAAAGCCACGGCGCGCGGGTATCCAGTGGTGTCGGAGAACGCGCCCAGCGACCACTTGTCGGTGGCCTCCAGCTTGCCCTGGATCGTGTGGCCGGTGTCGGCCGTCTCGGTCGTCAGATCAGCACCAGGCGCCAGCGTTAGGACGCTATCGGTCACGTCAACGATCAGGAAGCCCGCCGTCGAGTTGTTTGAGGTCGAGCCGCTGATGATGATCGTCTGACCGTTCTCGAAGCCCTCATCGATAAAGGCAGCAGCGGAGTCCTCGATGCGGTCGTTGTGCTCCAGAGCGGTGCTATCTGGGTCGCCCTCGTGAAACGAGATCGTGTCGGCAACATACGACGGCAGGATTTCCGAGCGGCCGTCCTCCAGCTCCTGTGCAGCGCCGCTGACCACCGTCGCCGACGTAAATGTGGCGATCCTGACGTAGCCCTCGAAGACCTTGACCAGCCGGCCGACGTCGGTGCTGACAAACGTACTCGCGCTGGCCGTTAGCTGCACGGTGCCGTCGCGGCTATCCGGCGTCAGCGTCGTGGTCGTTGCGTTCTCGTCGAGCATCGGGCCGCGCGAGGTGACCACTTCGGTGATCGTCCAGGCCGTGTGGCTGGTGCGCGTAATTTTATAAATCGGATGGTTCGGCGACACGACGTACATGGTGTCTGCCGCCTGCGCGAACTTGAGTCCGTCGAGGTCCACGGCCGGGTAGACCGTCGTCACCTCGACCGCGTTGCCGCCGGACGTAACCTGACCGCCATCCTTGTAGATGCGGAAATATAACGGCCCAAATTCCAGCACATATGCCTGCTCGACGTTGTACTCGAACGGCACCAGGCGCACCGCATCGTCGCTGCTCTTGACCTCGGCTACGAAGCGCGTGCCGGGCCGGCGCAGCAGACCGCCATGCGGCTGCACCAGAAAGTTTTCGACCGTCTCGGCGCCGTTATCGTACTTCGAGATGTCAGTGCGGCCGTAGAGCTTGGGCGTGACCTCGCCAGCCGTAAAGTTCGCAAATGCTTTGCTAACTTTCGGCACTAGAACCTCGCAGAGATAAGGATGTCGCTCTCGCTATAGCTCGCGCGGTCGATGTTGACCACGTTGTCCGGCGTGCCTTCGGTCGCATCGACGAAGCGGGCCTCGGACAGCTTGCTGTCGTATACCGCGAGCAGCATCTGTGACAGGCTGGCGCTGTTGACCAGCGCGTAGCTGATGTCGGCTGCCAAACGCGCGGCGATAGCCTCGATCAATAACAGGTCGTACTCTGCCGGATCGGTGACGCGCGCGATGTAAATCATCTTGAACGGCGTCGTCGAAGAAATAATCTTGCGCCCCTCGACGCGAAACACCGTGTCAGGGTCTTGCGGTCGCAGGACGCGCAGGCAATAAGGGGCGGCCGGCAATGTGTGCTGGTAGTCAAATTCAAACGCTGGCGTGTCGCTGTCCGCGGCAAGGCTGGTGCGTGTGACCAGGCAGTTCCACGGGTGCGCGCGGAACACGGCGTCACGCACGAACGCATACCGCTGGTTGCAGACGCGCGCGGCGCGGCTGTCCTCAGTCAGCGAGATGATGTTGCTCGCGCCGATCATGTTTAGCGCCGAGTTGCAAATATCGACGTCTGATGCCATCTCATACCCTCAAAAAGAGTGGGAGCCGAAGCCCCCACTCACCTAGACTGCGATCACTTAGTCGACGACGTAGGTAATCACATACGAAAGATCGCCGGCGGTATCGCCGGCCGCGTCGAAGATTAGCCCCACGAAGTAGTGGCCGCCTGGGTCGGTGCTGTCGCCAGCGTCTTCCCAAACGCGCTGCCCCATGAGATTCACGTTTCTCGCCTCGAAGGCTACCTCGGTGCCGGTGGTCACGGCACCACGAAGGTCCGTAATCGCCGACGCATAGCAGTCATCGTCTTTCGCCGCTGGCGAACTGACTGCGGTCCAGAGACCGACGTCGCAAGTGTTGGTAGTACCGCTGTCGAGGTCATCATTGAACAACTTAATGCTGATGATCGCGGCATTGGTCGGAATCGGCGCGAGCATGACCGTGTCCGAACTAGACAGGTCACCGGACCCTAGCGCGATTGTGCCGCAAGCGACACGCATCGAGCCGTGGAGCTGGTACGCCGGGCTGTGCGTGGGAGGAGAAGCAACATAGTTGCTGGCGAGGGTCTGGTTTACATTAGCCATAATCTAGCCCCCTACTCATTACACGCGATTTCAACGAGTTTGTCCTCTTCCATGCGGGTCGCCCCGAATGTAGCGCAGTAATAGACCTGCGTTGAGTAGGACTTGTCGCTGCGTTCGTCGATGCGGGCCATCACGTCCTTGCCCACTGCCAGCTTCATGCCGTCCTGAGCCCATGCGTAGCAAAGGCGAGACGTGCCGTCGTCTAGCAGCCGGTTCGACGTGATAAACTCGAAGCCGACAAACGTGTTAATGTCACCTTGCACCAGTGCCTTTCGTCACACTACGGCTTTCGCCGCCAGCCTTCGCTGTTTGTGCGCTGGACTTTCTCTTCATCTCATGGAGATGCTGGCCGTCAAGTCTCTACACCTTCCCAGCTCTAGCAGGGCTTGGCTCGGGATTGCCATTCGACAGGGTTCCCCGAATTTGACCAGGTTTCGTCTGACCGTCGCCGATCAGATAGGCAAAGCGTTTACCGTATTAAAATCACTGGACGTGACAGTCGTGTTGTTGAGCAAATCTTCGATCTGCTCTGGCGATACCACGATGTAACGCTTGAGGCTGGGATCAACGCTCTGAGCGTCAAGCAGCTTCTTCGCTGTTACTAGCTTGGCAATCGTCAGTCCGCCAGAGCCATGCGCAATCTGCTGGCCGGCCGCGAACGACGTAGAAGTCGAACCCGTCTTGCCAGTCGATGCGGCGCTGCCGAACGCGGCGATGATGGTGTCGTCCATTGCACGACCGATCGCCGCCGCAGCCGCACGGGCATACGAAGACGTGGGGTCGATTAGCATTCGGACTTTGTCAGCATCGTCTATAAGGTCGGCCCATTCATACGTTGTCAGGCTAACCATTCGGCGGCTGTGAGGTGTCTCGACGAGGGGCGTGTCCCCGTGCCTCGACGTTCTCGCAACTGCCGCTGCTTCTCCGACTTGGTCGAAGAAAGCCTTTTCGCCGGTGACGCTTTCGCTGTCAACGGCCCCTCGCAGCAAACTTCCCATTTGCTGCGAGAGCATTGCGACGTTCGATGAAAATTGGTTCACAAACGCCGTAGTGACTTGAGTTGACATAACTCATGCTCCTACAGTTATTGGTCGGTTGCGCGGGTAATCGGTCTTGCGACCGGCCTACTGCTGCTAACGGCAGCTAATCGGCCCGTCTCACAGGCTTGCGCCGCGGGGCGCGTGGGCTTGTCCGCGGGTTTTTCGGTCGTCGCGCTATCCGGCGATCTGCTCCCGCAGCCGCAGCACCTCGTTGACCACGCGGTCGTGGTCAGGGTGCATTTTCTGCCAGTACGGCGAGTTCTTCGCCGTCATCTCGGAAACGCGCGATTGTAAGTCTTCGTCGGTGACGCCTGGCCGGCTATTGCGGCCGGCAAGGCCGTCCTCGCTGATCTGCTCTGCGACATAATCGCTGATGTTGACCATCAGGCGTACCAGATCGGGGTTGTCGCCGAGCTGAGTGCCGTCGGCGAGCTTGATTTCGGTCAGGTCAGGCGCCTCGAACTCCTTGAGCAGTTCGTTGGCGCGAGCCATCTTGTCGTCGTAAGCGCCACCGTACTCCTTGCGCAGCTCGGTCTCGACGTCGGCGCGAGCGGTTTTCATCGCCTCTTCGGACATGACGCCGGCTTGGTTGGCGAACTCGTCGTATGCCGTCGCGAGGGCCGCGGCCTGCTTGTCCGACAAGCCGGATTTATGCGCCGCATCGCGGAACCAGTCCGTCAGCTCGCCCTCGGCCTCGCCCAGATCGTAGTCGCCGGCAGCGGCAGGCCGGCCCAGCTTGTTGTAGACCAAGTCCCAGTCTTCGTCAGTGGCCCAGGTGCCGGGGATCGCCAGCTTTTCGGCGCCGACCATCTTCTGGGCGTTGATGTAGCTTTTCGCCATCGCCTCGACGCTGCCGATATGCTGCAACGATGGGTCGGTCGAAAGTTCCGGCGACAGTTCTGCCCGCCAGTCTGTGTCTCCAGACGGTGCTTCCCCGGCGTCTGCCGGAGCTTCCGCTACCTGTTCGTCAGACATATTTTATCACTCCTTTGGTTTCTGATCCTTGGTCATCGAGAGAAGAAACAGCACGACATCGCGCTGGCCTTCTCGGAAAGCCGTCTCGTCCGAGTTCGGCGTGAAGCTGGACGTGTAAAGCCCGAATCGGGCGCTCAGGTCTTCGATCACCTTCTCGCCGTCCTCGCTCATCAGCACCGCGCGGTAGGTCTGGCGCAGCTCCTTCGGCGTCATGCGACACCCTCAACGATCTGCTGACCCAGCTCGGTCTCGTCAACCGCGCGCAGGGCCGGCGCAGCGTCGCCTGCCGCGCTCGCCATCTGCTGTGCAGCCGCCATTTCGGCCTCGGCCTGCATGGCCTGCGCCCGGTTGGCGCGGATGCCAGCCACCTCGCCATCGCCGCGCACCACCACTGCCGGCGTGCCGGTTATCTTGATGATATGCTTGGCAAGGCCGTCGGTGTCGAGGTAGTCGGCCACGCCCTGGTCGAGCTGCATCAGCGGCATCAGGAACTCGATCATTTGCAGTATTCCCTGCACGTCGCCGGTGCGCTGCGCCTTCGCCAGCGGGCTGACGTACTCGATGTCGATGTTGCCCTCGCTCAGCATGGCCGGCGCGGCGGCAAACGCCTTCTGCCTGGCCAGGATGGCGAAACAACGGCCGATGAGCGGCTGAAGCAGCTCGGCCTGAAGGCGTCCGAGAACCGGGCCGAGCAGCCGCATCTTTTCCTCGGTGCGCTGGATGACTTCCGTCGCCGTCATCTGCGGCCCCTGGCCCAGGATCAACTGGTCGACGTAGAACGCGGCGCGGATGGCCGTGCGTCGCTGTTCGAGCTGCACCTCGCCGAGCGGGTTGTTGGCGCCGATGCTCAGCGGTTCGATGCGGTCGCGCGTTCCCGAGCGGTAGAAGTTCAGACCGCCCGGCGTGGTGCGCACCGGCAGCATAAAGCCGTCGTCAGGCACCATCAGCGGCGGGTGAATCTGTAACTGCGCCGCGCGAATGACCACCTCGGACATTTTGTTGACCATTTTCGTGTCGGGCAGCGCCGTCATTGCCGGCGACCGCCCGTAGCCGATCTCGAACGAGGCTTTCAGAAACCGCGGCACGCAGTAGGGGAACTCGTCGTACCCACTCTCGCCGAGCACCGCCTTCTCGTCGGGGTCAATATGTAGGCTGGCAAACGGTTTGTTCCGCGTGTTCTTCTTGCGCCGATCGCGATCCTCGCGCGGCATGACAATGTGCAGCAGTTCGATTTCGGCGTAAGGGTCATCAGTTTCCAATTTCTCTATGCGCTGTGTGACCTTTGCCTTTCCGAATTGCTGCACGGCGGCGCGTGCCGTGGTCTTGTACTTGCGGAAGACCGTATCGACACGCCCCTGCTCGTTCTCCGAGACGAAGCACTCGGCAATGTGCCGGGTGCTGAAGCGGAAACCGTCGTTCTCGTCATTCTCGATGAACATGACCGCGGTGCCGAACGTCACGAGGTCAGAATATAGCTCGTGAATCTGCTCCTGGAAGTTCGACCGCGCCAGGTGCTGGTACATGACGTCGGTGGCGCCCTCCAGCCACTCCTTGGCCTCGTCGTCACCGTTCAGCTCGTTGTTTTCGTAGCGCAGGTCAAACCACGGTGTAGCGGCGTTGGTCAACATACCGTGCAGGCTGGCCGACATCAGCTCGGCGGCGTGGATCGCCGTGCCGTCGAACAGCAGCTCGGTGCGCTTGGCGCCGCCCGAACGTTTCTTCGTGATATCCGCCTTGCGCGGGCAGATGTAGTCGCCGATTTCCTGCCAGTGCGATTCCCAGTGACTGCGCTGCGTCTGCAGCGTGGTGTATCGTTTCAGCAACGCCGATGCGCGGGGATCGTCCAATTTATTGGCCCAGCAAGGTTTTCTTGGTTGTCGGCGCCGTGGTCAGCAGGCCACCCGTGACGTTGGCCTGACGCAAGCCGCGCTTGTTGCGCCGCGTGCGCTCGACGCGCTCGGTGGCC